ATGGCCGAGCAGACCGAACTTGCCCGCCAGCAGCTGGCCGAGCTCCAGAAGCTCAACGCCAAGGGAACTGACACGCAAACCGACTTTACCAAAGACTCTAAATAACCATGGCACGCATCTCTCAGGGCAACGCCCTAACCACCGCTATGCTCCAGCCAGGAGCAAAGTTCCAGAGTGACGGCTACGGCCTCGTCACCGGCACGCTTGTCTTCAAGGAAGACCAAGGCGGCTCAAGCGCCTTCCTTGCCCGAGGTCAGGCTTGCCCGATTTCTGCCTTTTCTTTTACTAAGGTCCACAAGGCTAGTACCAGCCTCGATGCCCTTGGTCTTGCAACCTACACCGTCGACTATGTCGGCATCGGTTCGGGTGGAATTAGTAGCGCACTGACCACGCCCCAAGTCACCGGCTCACAGGGTCTGACCTCTGAGAACATCACGGCCCACCCAAACTTCTTTGAATTGGCGTCTGGTTTTACTGGCACCGCAATCGCTGGGGTCGGCACTGGAACCCTTGCCACCCCTGCCTACACGGCCAAGACTGACGTGACACCTACGGAGTACGAGGGGAACAATGGATCACGCTTTGCGGCTGTAACGGGTAACAAATTTCTCGGCTTTAAAGTCGCCGCCAATAAGACCCTGTACGGAAAGACAAACTACCTAGCCCCCCAGACTTCGTTTGCCGGACACTTTTACACAACCACGGACGCCAACGTGACAGGTATGCTTGCACGCGTCGGCAAGACGAGCGGCACTAATCAATTCAACAGTATCCCCCTGCTCCCTTCTTACGCTGGCACGACCTTCACAGTGGGCGGCCTTAATCAGCTGCTCCTGTCTCAGGTCAGCGTGGAGGACTACGGAAGCCTTTACAAGGTGACCTATGAGGTCCGCTTTAACCGCGACGGCTACAACGCTTCGGTCTACGCCCCCGCCTAATGAAGATTCAGCCAGGAGTCGGTTACACTTTTGACTCGTCCTCCAAGGGGTTTACCTTGGACACGTCGGAGCAATTCCCAGATAACTCGCAGCCGTATCGGCATCCGTTTCAGATCATCAACGCCCGCATCAACGCAGGCGGCAATGTCATCTATCAGGTGCAGTCCGGCATAATCAATAACATCGTCCCGCTGCTCGATGATTACATTTCCTCGACAACGGTTTTACTAGACCGTGTGACCGCTGGCGTGGCCGCCCCGCCGACCGCCGAACTTGTTTCTGGAAGTTACGATGTGACCACCAAGACGTCGTACATCGCTTTGAAGTCTGGACCTGACGCCACGACCAACGACTTCCCTTCCTCAGATGTGACAAGTGCTCGTTACCCCGTTGTGATCGGCGGGAATGACCCAGCCGTTGCCGATACCGATACCGCTGGATATATCTTCCTAGGCACTATCACCGTCGACAACGTCACCACCCCGACGACCTTCACGGTCAGCCAGAACGTCACCGGCTCCCTGTGGGCCGACCGCCTCAAACTCGGCACGACCACGGCTGTCTACTATTACGCCCGCATCTGATGGGCTACATCATCGGCGAGTATTCCTACCCTGCTACTTGGCGGGCAATCCGCACCGTCGTTTCAAACTTTAACGCAACTCCGAGTGCTCCTACGTTTGGAGATCATAACGCAGCCTACCCAGCCAGCGCGGCATGGATTAAGACGACGGCAGGCAACGGCCTGTTAAGGCATACACACAACATCGGCGGGCCTGAAATTAGGTTTACTCAGAATACCCCGCCTGCCACCGACTCTCTGCGGCTTGAATACTTTTATGACCCCTACCCGGTTGACCTGCTAGGCAGGACCGTCACGACTAGCACTAGCTCGTTTACAATCATTGCAGGGCACTTCACTGGGGGCGCCGCCGCTGGAACGGGTGGCACAACGCCCGTCCTTACGATTGGCTACTTTCAGAATATCACCTAACCCCCCCTCCCCCCTTCCAACTCCCGCAACGATAAGACCCGATGAGCTGCACCAACCAAGTTACCGTCTCGCAGGGCAACACTTTCGCCTGCACTTTCACCTGGACCCCCGGGGCGACTGGCCCGGCTAACCTCCTGACCACGACGATCACCTCGACCCTCGAGGACCGCGACTTCAATGAGTACGCGATGACGGTCACGATCGCCGGCGATGGCCTGTCCTTCACGGTGACCTACGCTGGTTCGACGGCCTCTTGGGCGCTGGGCCTAGCTCGCTGGGACATCAAGTTCGTCTTCCCTGGCTCTACAGTGAGCCGCTCCGAAATCTTCCGCGTCAACGTCATCGACTCAGTCACGGTCTAAGACCATGCCCGACGCGATCATCACTTCGACGGCCTCGACCTTCGGGACCATCTCTGGTACCTTTGCCGCCGACCAGTCGACCATCACCGGCACAGTCACTGGCACGGTCACTGGCACCCTGTCGGGTAGCGTCGGCGTCCCCGGGCCTGCGGGAGCTACAGGTGCCACAGGGGCCACGGGTGCCACAGGCGCTACTGGTGCAACAGGTGCAGGCGTGGCTGTCGGCGGCACGACCGGGCAGGTACTTCAGAAACTCTCTGGGGTAAACTACGACACTGGCTGGCTGACCCTTCCTGCTGATTACATCACCAGCGTCTCGGCTCCCCTGGCTGTCACGGCTGGCAATCTGGCCGTTGACCTGTCGGCTTACCTGACCTCGGCCACGGCGGCCAGCACCTACCAGACTCTGGCGGGAATGTCCTCGTACCTGACGACTTCGGCTGCGGCCTCGACCTACGCGGTGATCGCGGCAGGCCAGCCTGTTGCCGGAAGCACGGGGCAAGTCCTGACCAAGAACTCAGGCACGAACTACGACTCCTCCTGGGCGACCCCTGTAGTCGGCGACCGCTACCTGACGTCCTCGACGACGAGCAACACCCTTAGCAATACGACTAAGACCTTCACGATTGGCACTGGCCTCTCGTACACGCCGACCCAGAACATCACGATTTCTTACGACGCCTCAAACCATATGCACGGCGAGGTGCTGACGTACAACTCGGGCACTGGCGTCCTCACCGTGGACGTTAACAACCACACCGGGTCGGGAACTTACGCGGCTTGGGTGGTCAACGTGGGCGGCGTTACCCCGGCGACCTCGGTGGCCTTTGCTGACATCACCGGGGCCGTCTCGGGTAATGCTAACTTACAGGCCGCGCTCGACCTCAAGGCCAACCTCGCCAGCCCGACCTTTAGCGGAACACCGACCCTACCGACTGGCACGATCGGCACGACGCAGTCACCGGGCAACAACACGACGGCGCTGGCGACTACGGCGTTCGTGACGGCGGCGGTTCCGGCTCTGGCTACTGTTGCAAATGCTTTTGTACAGAACAACACGGCAGCTGTTACCAGCCTGACTTCGTTACTGGCTTCGGTCACTCCTGCGGTCTTCCATCCGATGCCTGTTTCGATGTCGGCTGCTCAATCAGGAACAGGTGCGACATCTTCTCCTGGAGGTTCAAGCATCACTCCGATGTTTATTTCTCTACAGGCTCCGAACGCTTTGACGACTGGTTACGCTGCCAAGGGAATAATCATCGGCGCGCCTTCACTAACTAACGCAAGTTCAATCAACTGGTCGAAGCCAATGGCTCACTCTTGCCGCCTTGCTTCTGGCACTCTTGGCACTGCTAAAACCGATGTTAAAATCCGGGGAGTCCTTGGGCGTGACGGTAATACTTTCCAAGTTCCAAGCACACTAGCAGTCAGGGGTTTCGGCTGGGAGTTCGACCATTTTACAGGAGTCCTTTCTGCAATCGCCCATAACGGCTCTACGCTCACTACCACCGCAGTCACATTCACTGCAGTTAATTTCCGTTGTTATGACATCACAAGTTATTCAGACGGAGCCGGTAATATCTCAATCTATGTGAACGGAGTATTGGCTGGAACAGGAACAGGTGGCCCGACTGGCATCGCCGGTGTAACAAACATCTGGGTTCAATGGGAAATCCAAAACACTAGCACTCTCTCAGCCGCCAACACTAACTGCTCAATGGGAAACCCTAAAGTGATGACGACCTTCTAATGAAAACGACCTATCGCATCAGCTCATCTTTTCTTATTGGAGATTTTCAACAGCTACTGTGCTTAGTCTTCCCAGCGTGGAACGGTGAACCTGTCTACTCTAGCGAGTATTTAATCACCGTCACCTTCGACACCCCGCAGACCCCCGCCGACCTCGGCCCACTCGTCAAAGTCGAAATCCTCCCAACCGAATGATCACCATCCTCGTCTGCACCCTCATCGGCTTTGTCGGCGGCTTCTACGCTGGCATCAAGAACGCCAAGTCCGCCAAGGTCGAGAAGGCCAAGTCCATCCTCGACCAACTCAAGGGGAAGTAAGCCGTGCGCTCGCTCCTAGCCATTTGCGTCACGCTCCTGGCTGGATGTGCCACGTCCCTCGACCCGCTGCCGAAACAGCCGGACGCCCCGACGAAGGAGTCAGTCGTCACGACCCTAGGCAAAGACCTCGATAAGACGGATCACCGCGTAGGCGCTGCCCTCGTCGCTATCGAGCGTAACGCCGCCTCCCCCAAGGTCGTCGTGGCTGAGTCCCGCCTAGCCCAGTCCTATCTGCCCGCCCCTCCCGAGGCCGATGTCGCCTTCGCTATGGCTAGGGCTACCAAGGCCGACCCGCTCGACTACAAGAAGCAGATGGAGTTTGGCCGCAAGTTAGCGACCGCCGTGACCTTAGCCTGGGAGAAGCTCGAGGCCGACCAGAAGGAATCCCTCCGCGTCTCTCAGCTCAAGGACGCCCGCATCAAGGAACTCACCGCCGAGGTCGAGCGCGTGAAGCGTGAAGCCTCCGACAACATCTGGACGCTCGCAGGCGTAGGCATAGCCGTCATCGGCGCCATCGCCACGGCCTTTGCCGGCCCCAAGGTAGGCATCCCCCTGCTCCTCTCTGGTGCCGCCATCGGTGCCTTCCCCTTCGTCGTCGACTCTGAGTATTTCTCCTACATCGCCGGCGGGACTCTAGCCTTGGCCGCTGGCCTTGGCATCTATTGGCTTTGGGACCGAGTACGCGACAGCGCCAACGCCCCCTATGAGCCGCCGCAAAAGTAAAGTGAAAGTCGTCTGGCGGAAACTCGGCAAGGAGAAGGCATGGGGTCAGGCCACGATCGGCGAGAACCTCATCGAGATTGACCCGCGTCTCGGCGCCAAGCGTCAGCTCGAAGTCCTCTGCCATGAGCAGGGGCACCTGACCTTCCCGGATAAACCCGAGGCCGAGATTGACCGACTAGGCAAAGACCTCGCCGCCCTCCTCTGGGCTCAGAACTACCGCAAGGTCGTCCTCGCCCCTAACGCCAAGCCCCCGCGCATCACATGACCACGGAGACCTTCACGACCATCGTCGTCCCAGGGATTGCCTCCGTGGCCTACGCGTCCGCTGGCATCGCCTGCTTCTTCGCCCATCGCCCAGCCCTGGCAGTCATGTGGCTGTGCTACGCCATCGCCAACATCTGCCTCCTCTCGACCGTCCTCCGTAAATGAGCCCGCTCTCTACCCCTCCCAGCCCTGACGATATGCCCGTCGCCCTCCGCGACATCGTCTTCGGCATCCTGATCGGCGCCATCGCTTGGCTCGTGCGCTACCTCTGCTCCCCGGATAAGTATTCGATGGGCTACATCTTGCGCCGTACCGCCACCGCTGGGCTGGCCTCACTCCTGGTTGGCCTAGCCACCAAGGGTTACTTCTCCTCAGAGGGCATGGCCTTCGCCGCGGCAGGGTGTGCCGGGTATGCCGCCCCCGAATTATGGGACGCCCTTTTAGCCCGTGCTAGGGCTTTGAAGGCTAAGTCCCCATCCAAGGAGTAAAGACGCCTCCTAGGGCAAGCCAGAGGGGTCTAATGCCCCTTGAGGACGGACACCTAGGGGCATAGTGGACGCAGTCGGGTAGGGGTACGTTCGTTCATGGCGGGCCCCGATGACCCGAGGGACACGAATTGCCCTGACCCCTTTAATGGGGTCACAGGGTATTTGCGGAAAGGTGCTTGACGAATGCAATTCAGTCGGGCAAGGTGCTTGTCTAGCCCAAACCTATGACCACCGAGAACATCAACCTAAACGCCCTGACCCACGAAGCCCTCTCCGCGATCTTCTTCGCCGACATGAAGCTCGTCGGAACGCCCGCCTACATCGGCGTCGGCTTCTTCTGGAGCATGGAATACAAGCACACCCTGCGCGATGCCTCGGTCGCTGCTCGCCGCAAGGTTCACAACGCCTTCCTTAAGGCCGGCCTCGCCATTGACGGCGCTTCCCCTGCCCACGCGGCTATCGTTGCCCGCTTCGCCCGCTAATTTCCCGCCCACTAAAACCAATGAAAGCCCTCATCACCCTGTCCTTCCTCATCATCTTCGGCTGGCTGGCCGTCGTCACCTTCTGCGGGCCTCAGCTCGCTCAGGCCATCGACCGCTCCCTGCCCGGCTACGTGGCTAAGCCCACCGCGCTTAAGCGCGTCCGCTAATTTCCCACCCACACCACACATGAGCAATACCACCAACCCGCTGGAACTCCTGAACTCCCTTCAGGCTGTTCGCAAGTTCCGCCGCACTCCCGTAACCACCAACCTCCGAAAGGAAATCGAAGCCCTGGAGAAAAGGGTTTCCGTCCTCGAGAAGATGATCGCCGGCATCCCGGCCAAGGAAGAGCCGCAAGTCCCCGAGGGCTTTCTGCCTATCCATCATTACTTCGACCTTAAGCCCGACGTGAGTCAGACTCAGATCCGCAAACTGCTCGACGACGCGGTCGAGGCTGGCACGGTCGAGGTCGGGCGCTGGCGCTATCAGAAGACAAAGTATGTCTGCAAGTGGTACCGACCTAAGTCCGCCGGAGCGTTCCTCTCTTAATCCACCCACACCATGCCCAACGCCCGACACCCCTACACCGAGACGCTGACCTTTGCCGGTCGCGTCCTCCCCCTCAAACGCCCGATGGCCGAGTTCGCAGCTCGACGCCTTCAGGCCATCCTCCCGCAGATCGCCGCGCTCAACGCCGCCGGCAAGTCTCAGGGCGATGCCGCCGCCGCGCTCGAGACCACCGTCACGACCCTGCGTCACTGGCTCGACATCACCGGCACGACTTGGGTCAACGTCAAACGCCGCGGCCCTTACTCCCGCAATGCCTGACCCATCCCACCGCCCCTACACTCCCATGACCATCATCCGACCGAACTCCAAGCCGCCCTTCTGGTGGCTCTTCCCCTGGGCTTACGCCCGCACCCTGCACATGAGCGCCAACGCCGTGAAGGCTTACGCTGACCGCCTCGACGACCTCCTCGACATCCAGCGCAGCATCATCGAGGAACAGGCCGCCGACATCCGGCTGCTCAAGGCTCGCGTCCGCGATCAGGACGACGCCATCATCAAGGGCACGGCCATCACCCCCGACGCCCACCCCCATGACTGACTTCCGCCATCTCGAAGGTATGCGGAACCTCATCCTCGAAATCTACGAGGTCAACGAACGCATCATGACCGGGGACATCTGCTCGGCCAAGGCCGCCATCGCGTCGACCAACGTGAAGAAGATTCTGAGCCACTACCACGAAGCCCTGCACGAAGACGGCGCCGTGAAGGTATCGCTCCAGGCTTACGTTGCCGCGGGTGGCTGGGTCGGCATCCAATACTCCTACGAGCTCGACGGCTTCGAGGTCGCCGGATCACAAGTCCCGAGACGCGTATGATTAAGCCCATGCGCCCCTTCTCCATCGTCGCCCTGTTCCTCCTCGGCTTCAACTCAGCTGCGGCCTCCGACGCTACCTTCCTCGAGGCCATCGCCATGGTCGAGTCCGGGCAGAATCGCAAGGCCATCGGCAAGGCCGGTGAGCGTGGAATGTATCAGGTAGGCAAGGCCGCCTGGAACGACGCTAACGCCCTGCTCGAGTCCGAGAAGCACTTTCACTATCAGTGGTCGCAGTGGCGCAACGTCACCGCCCAGGACATGATCGCGGCGGCTCATCTCCGCATCCTCCGCAAGCGCTTCAAGGCTGACGGCTACTCCACCCCCACCCCTGAGCAACTGGCCCTGGCTTGGAACCGTGGCTACGAAGGCGCCAAGTCCTACCACTTCGCCCCGAACGACTACGCCTTACGCGTCGGCAATCTTTTCCGCTTGTCCCAGCGTGGGAAGTGACAAGGGTCTTGCCCATGCACTTGCTCGTAGCGATAGACCCCGGTGTGAATGGTGGCATCGTCTGGTCTCTCGACGGTGATCCAGTCGAGTGCGCTAAGATGCCCGGTTCCGATGTCGAGGTCTGTCAGTTCCTCGCTGACTTGAGCTGCAAGGCCAAGGACGTAAGCCTGTACCTCGAGGAGCCTCCGCTCTTTGCCGGCAAGAACATCCCCGGCTCGGCCATTGGCAAATTGATGTGGAACACGGGCGTCCTCTACGGCGCCGCCGTCGCAATGGGCTGGAAGATTCACCGCATCCGTCCGGCCATCTGGCAGAAGACGCACACCTGTGGCACGAAGGGCGAACTGACCACGACCCAGTGGAAGAACAAGTTGAAGGCTCGCGCTGCTGAACTCTTCCCGACCCAGACCGTCACCCTCTGGAACGCCGACGCCCTCCTCATCTTCGACTCCGCTTCACGCGGCGCCATCAACTGAGTTTACATAACTCAGCCAAACCCTCCCTTTTGTAAACTATCTACCCAATGAAGAAAGACACCAAACTCCCGACCGAGTACCGCATCATCGCCGACTCGTCATACATCGTATTACCCGATCAGAAGGTCGCCCGCCTGCTGACCCCGACCGTCCGCAACGGCGTGACGTATTACAACCTCTTCGTCCCCGACTACACCCGGATGTCCCTGGCTGACATCGAGGCCACCATCAAGGCCGGTGAAGTCACTAAGTCCACGACTGACGCTAAATAATTTCCCACCATGAGCACCACGCCCAAATCCCAAACCCCCACCGCCGACCTAGTCGCCGCTCTCGCCGAGCTCGACAACGTCAAGGCCAACAAAGTAAACCCCGGCTTCAAGAACCGCTACGTCTCTCTCGACGCGCTGCTCGACGCCATCAAGCCCATCCTGTTCAGCCATAACCTGGCTCTGATCCAGACGCTCGTCAGCGAGGAAGGTAAGGTCGGCATCAACACCGCCTTCCTCCACGCCTCTGGTGAGCGCTTCGACTTCGGTCGACTGATGGTCAAGGCCGAGGGTCTCGACGCCCAGAAGATTGGCGGGGCTATCACCTACATCCGCCGGCAGTCCATCCAGACGGCTTGCGGTATCTCCGTAGACCTCGACGACGACGGTGCCACTGCATCCTTCAAGTCTCAGGTCGCCGCTACTGCGACTAACTTCAACCTACCCCCTCGCTCCCTCACCAAATGAGCCAGCCCGACTTCAACCCCTTCGACCCCATCTCCGCCGCGATGGGCGCCATGCACGGCCAGAACCTCCTCGCGGCTAAGGACGCCCGCATCAAGCAGCTCGAGGAACGCCTCGAAGGTATGCGCGAGGCCGGTGACGCGATCTGGTACTGCGTCCGCCACGCCAAGCGCGTCGACCCCGCCGAACTTATCGAGGCCATCGAGGACTGGCAGGAAGCCCGCAACCATGCCTGACACAAACGAGGACTTCTGGATGAAGGCTTGCCGCAGCGCCGAGGCCCGCAGTGATAACCAGACCCAGACCATTGCCGAACTCCGCTATGCTGGCAATCAACTCGCCCGCGTCATGCAGGACATCCTTGGCTCCGACATGATCACCTGCCAAATCTCTCGCGCCGTGATGACCTCATCCCTGGCTAAGTGGCAGAAGGCCAAGACAGGTCAATGAGTAGCCCCCTCCCCGCCGGCATCGAGCGCATCGCCCGGACCGTCAAAGGCCAGTACGCCCTGCTCCTGCTCCTCGATGGATACCCGTACGTCGAGATGACCGCCCGCAAACACGCCGACTACCTCTCCGACCTTGGGATGTGGAAGCGCAAGACGCACCCGTCGCTTGCCCGGTCACAGGTTCGCTTTTTCACGCTTGCCCCTAACGGCGAGATAAAGGAACTTACTTTCAACCGATGACCAACCGCGAAAATATCAAGCGCCTCGTGGAAAACATCACGGGCTCGTTAGCCACCGTCCAGCACATCGCCGGACGTTATGAACAGCACGACGCCGACATCATCACGCTGTCGGATTTAAACCGCTCGGCCATCACTGAGCTACAGGTCTTCACCGATCACATCGAGACGGCTGACGAAGCCGCCCAGGTTAAGCCCTTGCACGACCGCGTGCACGTCCTTGTCGTTCAACTCCGCGTCCTCCGCAATACGCTCGAGGCGATGGAGAACGCCGCCGACGCCGCTCTGGAAGATGTGCGCCGCATCTCGGCCAGCGTCGAGGGAGCCAACCCCGACGACGACGCCCTCTAATTTCCACCACAACCCAATAACACACCACACCACAATGCGTATCCCACCCGAACCGATCACCCACCGCGTCCTGTATGACGGCATCCAAGCGCTGAACTACTCCGGCTCGAAAGAGCTGCTCAAGTCCCCGGCCCACTACCAAGCCTACCTTAACCAGGAGCGCGAGGAGACCAAGGCCCTCCGCATGGGCTCGCTCATTCATTGCGCCGTGCTCCAGCCTGAACTGCTCAATGAGAAGTTCGTCACGGCCCCCGAGTGCGACCGCCGCACCAAGGACGGCAAGGCCACCTACGAAGCCTTCCAGTCCAGCCTTAAGCCGGGCATGACGGTCGTCAGCGCCGAAGAGTCCTGCGAGTGCCACATCATCGCCTCCGCCGCCAAGCACGCCCTCGAGCGTATGGGCGTTGAGTTCGAGATGACCGAGTTCATGTTCACGACCGATCACTGCGGCGTGCAACTGAAGTGCGCCATCGACGGTATCGGTTCCGATGGCTACCTCTACGACCTCAAGACAACCGAGGACGCGTCCCCTGCTGGCATCCTGAAGTCCATCCGGGCTTACCGTTACAACCTTCAAGCCTACTTCTACCGCCTGTGCTTTGAGACGGCCTTTGAGCGTCGCGTGCTTGGCTTCCGCTTTCTCTTTGTCGAGAAGGCCCCGCCCTACGCTACGGCATGGGTGGAGATTGGCCCTGAGCTGATGTCCTACGCCTGCTCCGACTTCGAGAAGGCGCTGCAAGCCTACCGCGAGTGCACGACCCTCGGCGAGTGGCCGGCTTACGGCGACGAGGTCCAGGTAATCGACATTAAGCCCTCTGCGTCCGCCTCCACCGCCATCACCTTTGCCTAATCCTATGACCACCGAAAACAACGACCGCCCCCCGCTCACCTCCATCTCGACCAATGGCACCTACAAGCTGAAGCTCATCAAACCGAAGTTTGAGAAGGTCAAAGTCTGGGAGGACGGCACATGCTCCGCCCGCCTCTTCTTCGTCGACGACAAGGGCTTCTGCCTGTCGAAGAACTTCTCCACCAAGTACGGCAAGGCCCTCGCCATGCTGGTCGGCAAGTACTCGGGTAAGTTCACCGAAGAGATCAGGCTCGACGCTACGGCGGCCGAGTACCTCCAGTACCTCGAACCCGCCTGCGGCCAGACCATCCTCGTCGGCGTGGAGTGCGAAGCCAATGGCGAGTACAACGGACGCCCGCAGTTCAAGTACAAGATGACTTATCCCAAGGGCTCCCAGAAGCCGACCGTGGCCGACACCCTCCCCGACGCTCCGCCCTTCTAAACGGCCATGACCGAAACACCCCCGCCGATGGCCGCCCCGACGCTCGTCTTGATTAGTGGGTTTGCCCGGGCAGGGAAGGACACGCTGGCCTCGGGCCTGCTGGAGTGGTCGACCCGACCCGCCGAGCACATCAACTTTGCCGACGCGCTGAAGGAAGCCGGTAACCACTTCATGGATTACCTCGGGCTCGACGGCAACTTCATGGCCGAGGACTTCAAGTGCGAGAACCGCGACGCCCTGGTTGCGATGGGTCGCTTCGCACGGCGCCTCGATAAGGATGTCTTTGCCCGCCACTTCGCCAACTGGTGCCCGGTGATGAAGCACCATGATCAGGTGGCCCCAGAGACCGTGGTCTGCTCCGACTGGCGCTACATCAATGAGCTGCGGGTCTGTCAGGACATCCTCTGGGAGAAGGGCTGGAAGGTCCGCACGGTCTACGTCTCGACCGCCGGCATCGGCCCCGCCAACGATGAAGAATTAGACAGCATCGCCGAGATACGCGCCTCGCACTCCTTCGACCAGGAATACATTTTCAAGCCAAACGGACGTCAGCAAATCATGTCCGAAGGACGCATCCTCGCAAAGTCATGGAGGCTCTAACCCTCGAGACGGTGGCATGGGCCCGCAAGGTCGGCCTGTCCCCTGATCGCGTCGCCTTCCTGCTGGCCT